TCATGCGCGGATCTCCGTTCCTTCAATATAGCGAAAGCCTTGGACGGCCCGAAAGTGACCGCCATAGCCCGTCTTCATTGTGGTCCTTTCGGGATTTTGTGGTTTACTCCCACCATGCAGAGCGCTGGAAACTTGCGTCCATTTCGGGTCGCGGCGTAGGGCTGCCGCGAGGCCGGGGTGGGATGTGTGGAACAATGTTGGCATTGGCAGGCCGTAGCGGTTTTGACCCCGCCGCCATGCGGCACAAACGGCATTTAGAAACCGCATCCCAACGCCAGCGCCTTGCCATTCCGGCATGACGACCAGACGGCAGGCGCGTGCCTCTATCATGCCGGGGCGAGTGGAAAAGGCCACATGCGCAACAGGCTCACCATCGACAAAAGCCACGTAGCAAGTTGCCGCGATCATATGCGGCATTTTCAGATAATGATGCGGCTCAAAATAGCGCCACCATTGCCAATTGGTCTGGCGGATTTCCACAGTGATCTTTGGTCGTTGCCGATGACACCTCCCGGTGAACTCACCCGTTGCTGTGTCATAGACCCAATCCGGATCGAGCCAATCGATAATGTCATAGTGGCAAGACAGCAGAACGGCCCGCCCTTTGGTGCGCCGCCACGCCTTGCCAAAAGCTAACGCACCGATCTTGGCAATCTGCCGATCAACGACACTGGTGAACTCATCAATGACGATCTCCTCCGGCTGATCGCAGACGATCCGGGCAAGGTCTGCCCGGAATTTTTCGCCGTTAGAAAGCACGGCATAAGGCCGTAGCCAGCTTGGCACGGAACCAAGCCCGACCGAGGCGAGTGCTGCCGTGGCATCGTTAAAATCACCGTCGTGGGCAATCACATCAATGATTGGCTGATCGTTTGGCCAATGCAGTTTGGCGATGCGATCCCTATCAAATATGTGTTTGCCAAGCGAGGTTTTGCCCGAACCAGAAGGGCCGACAATAAGGCCAAGGCTCCAGTTCATGTCTTCAATCGGTAGATCGGCGGTCAGCTCAAAGCTGCTGCCATCCTCGACATTGAACAGTGATTTGACCCTTGCGGCGCGGTAGCTGTCAAAATCCGGGCAGGAATTGGTAATGGTCAGCTTCATGTCACCACCACCTTGATCTTGCAGGTACGGATCGCGTTAAGTGCGTCATAGAGCAACTCTTGGGCTTTCTCGTCTTCACAAATCAGAATGACGCCCTGCTGGTGACGATGACGGTGGCGGTTTCTGCCCGGTGCTTTCGGTGGCAATGGCGGAAGGTCAGTTTCGTTTTGCATGTTATGCCGTTTCGCTTTGTCGCTCTTGTTGTTTTGGGCGGTCTGGTGCGGGCTCGGCGGGCCTCAGGTGGTTGAAGGAGCCGCAACGGCGGCATTTGATCTCGATGGTTTTGGCGATTGCGCCGCGCTCGGCTTTGAACAAAAGAGCGCGGCACGAACCGCAGTGGATATTTTCCATTTCCAAATTCTCACGACTCAGTCACTAAGACCCCGCCCTCGAGGGTACGGGTGTGACGGTTATCGTGTATCGCTGTCGGACGGGTCTGAGCGCAAATCTGGCCCGTCGTTAGGGTGTTTGCGCACCCTGACCACCCGGCTAGAATTGGGCGGCCCAAGTCCATAAGCTGTCCAATTGCTCAGGGGTGATCCCCAGCAGGGTCGCCAGTTGGTCAACGGCGTCGTTGGTGCGCTGGAAACTGACCGTCTCGGTGATTTCAATGCGCATGTCAGCCGCTGCCGCCTTGTCTTCCATGGCATCCACCAAAACCAGCACATCGGCCTTGGTGATGTTGATGCGGGATGCGGCCAGCCAGAACTGGCGGGGTGAGAGTGCGGGCATGGCAGCGCGGATTTGTTCAAGCGTGGGGCTGGGAGCAGCAACAATCTCACCTGCAACGACAGACCAATCACCCGGACGCTCGGCTTGCGCTTGAGTGCAGACAATTGCATTGGCGGGGATCGTGCTATCGGGTGTGTAGCCAGACCCTGTGATTGCCCCGGCTGCATCCAGCGTTAAAAAATAAGCGGGCGGCTTAACCTCAACTTCAATCTCGGCCTCAACCTCAATTTCCGTTGCGGTGTCAAGCGCAGTTAAAGTCTCGTCTTGTGTATCCGTCATGCTCAAGTCCCCGGATTTGGAATGAAGATCAAGGTGAGGTTGAGTGCAAAGTCCACGCCTGCGGCCCCTTGAAGGGTGGCATATTGCACACCCGTTCCGCAGGCGGCTGCAACAGAATGCGCTCTGGTCAGCACAGTATGGTCGGTCGCAAGCTGCACGCCGTTGATGCTCAATGATGACGCATTGCCCGCGCTGTTCACGCTGCTGTAATTGGTGGTGCCAATGGCCACCAGCACGCCGGGGCATGGTGTGGTCAGCCATAGCTGGATGGATGCCGTTGTATTCGTATGAAACGTCTGCTGTGTAACGACCTGCGGCGCATATTTGCTGATCTGTTGCCCGACCAGCCCGGCAAGCTCACTTCGGCTCACACGCTGGTCAATATAGGTCTTCACATCGCCTAACTGCTTGGTCCAGATTGCGCCGCTGGTCGCAAAACTATGGGCATTCTCAGCGCCACCTTCGTTGTAAAAATACAGCCGCCCATCATCGCCGGTCAAAACGCCCCACGATACCTTTATATCCGGGTAATGCAGGCTAAGCCGTGGTGCGGCTCTCTCAATCTTCACATTGCCGGTAATTGTACCACCTGTGAGATTGAGTTTTTTTGCCAGCGCATTGGTCATCGTAGTGGCAAAGTTTGCATCATTGCCCAGGGCGGCGGCCAGTTCCAGCAAGGTATCCAGTGCGGCAGGTGATCCATTGATGACTTTGGTAATGGCCGCCGTGATTGCTGCCGCCACACCGGCCGGTGTGGTGGCGCGGGCTGTGTCGGTTCCGGCCACGGTCTCGGGTATGGTTGCAAGCTCAACAAGGCCCGAGGTGGTTTCAGTTGCCGTCATTGTCAGATCAGCCTTGCTGGCCAGTGCCTTGGTCATGACAGCGAGTAAGCCGACAGGTGTGACGGCCTTTGACGGGTCTTTACCCGCGAGTGCCTCGGCAACTGTTGCCAGTTCCACCAACCCGGCCCGAATTTCCGACGCCAGCAGTTCGACATATTGGCCCGCAATCCGCATGAACACCCGCCCGTCAGGCAAGCTCACGCCATGGCCGTCGGTTGGTGTGGAATAAAACCAAGCTGTGCCAACCCATTCGGCAATCATGCCGCCTTTGCCAGCCCAAAGGCCGGAAGCGTTAGACGGCACCAGATAGGCCTCGCCCTGCACGACATTGGCAGGCGGTGCGGTTAAAGTCATCGAAACCACTGGCAACCAAGGCAGCCGGTTCATCTGTGCCATCGGGATTTTGCGGGTCTGCACCCAATCGCGGGTGGCAAAAATCAACGACGGGTCCACCAGCAGCGTGACATTGGCGGCCTCGCCAATGATGATCTGGAATTCATAGCGGATGTCTTCGAGCTGGCCTTCCAACGCCGTTGGCTTGTATTGGCTGACGGGCCTTGCCACGGCAATCATGGTGCCAGATTTATCAAAGATGCCAAACTCGCGCATCCACCAGCCACCGGCATTGGTGGGAATAATGGCCGTGACCAGAATGGCCGATGGATTATCGGGATCGGTGGCAACACTTTCCACCTGTGTGCGCCAGACTTCACGCACCAAGGCCGTGCTGTTGGCGGTCGGGTTGGTGTCTGCGCCATTGCCATCGCCCACTGCAAAATGGGTGATGGTGACGGGATCACCCCCGGCAGCGCTTTGGGCCAGCTTGATGCGGCCAGCATGGGTGACGAGCGAAAAGTAAGCCTGTGCCATAGTCAAACGGCTCCTGACGTGTTGGACGCATTGATGCGGATGGAGCGCACGGCATAAGCACCGGTCCCCGCAAAGGATGGAATAGAGAAGCGGTCATCACTGAGCTGCGGCGCGTTGATGCGCACCGTTCGGCCACGGCGGCTGGCGGCACCTGCATAAGCCGTGGCCTCACCGCGCATTCCGTACTGCACGGCAATGTCCTGGCTCCAGCGTTTGGTGGCGGCAATCACACGGGCGGCAGCGACCTGATTGGGCAGGTCCAGAGGCGCATGGCCGTTGATGACGGTATCGGTGAGAAACAGCACCACTTTATGGGTGTTGTGATGCGCCTTGGGTTGCTCTTGCCACCATTGGGTCCAGCGGGCAGAAATGCCAATGGCGTTCAAGGCCCGGCGCACCCCGGCCACCGTGCCGGTCATCGCGTGAATGTCGGGTGCGGCATTAATCAGGGCGCGGATCAGGTCTTCACGCATATCAGTGCTGACAAAATCCGTCATGCCCGCTTCCACAACCATGATCGGCAAAAGGCTGGATGGCACCGTTAGCGGGTCTTGGATCACCAGCGCTGACGGTTGGAACTCGGACAATACCGCTGACAAGGCGTTAGAAAATGCACGGCTGCGCTGATCATTAACGCCGGGAGACACAAGAGATTCGGGGATCAAAACATCAGTCATCGGACACCAGCACCACGTTGACGGCAACAGACTGAAGCCGCGCAAACTGCGAGGGAGCAAGGGCTGTGAAGGCAAAGCCGGAAAGCTCGACGTCAATCACATTCGCCATCGGCTTGATGGCGGTGCGGATCGTTTCCGGGGCAATGCGCCCGCCCAGTTGCAAACCCCATGGTGCAAAGGCGGTGGCGGCGGCGGCTTCAAAAGCTTTGTCCTGCCCCGTAACCAAGCTTCGCACCCGCACGGTCAGCACCATTTTAAAATCCACCGCTTGCGGATCATGCACCTCGACATAATCGCCCATGGGACGCCGCGTTTCCGGGTCGAGATAGGCAAGGATTGCCGCCTTTAACTCAGGCGATGGCAGGCCGGTGCGCATCAACGGATAGATGTTGATATAACCCGGTTCTGGCCTGATCACCGCCACATCAACAATCTGCGGATCGACGGCCAGCACATGTTCGCGGTAGCCGTTCTTAGGGCCGGTCTTGGCAATGGTGAACAGCGCATTGACCACGCGAAGCCGGAAGCGTTCCGGGTCTTCAATGTCGGAGCCGCCCAAAACCTCGGTGATATTGGAAGCACTGGCAACATAGGCGATGGGGTCGAGAATATCCGTGACGTTGCCAGCGCCGAGGCCATTCCAGCTTGCGCCCGTGGTTTGGGCCGTTGCCGAAACATCGCCGCTCAACTGTCCGGCTGGAATGATCAAATCCGTATCTGTTGCAAAGATCACGGCATTGCCAGCACCCACCCGCGTTCCCGCCGCAATCGGGGTCTCCACATCGCGCACCGCTGACAGCGTAAACCGCAGCGTGGTGCTGGCCGCTTGCGCCAAAAGTCGGAAGGTGGAAACAGACGCGCCACGGTTTTCCAGATGCACGCCTTCAGCAAACACGGCGGTGTTTTGCAATGTAGCCGTCTGGGCGGCTTCGGCCAGCAGCGAGTGGGCATAGGCCATCAGCTCAATCAGAAACATCTCTGTTTGGGCAGGATAGAGCGTGCGGCCAGTGACTGCCTCGAACTTGGCCTTATACCGCGCCTTCAGCGCCGAGGTATCGCGCTCAAAAAACTCCGGCGCACCATTGGCCCGCAACTCTTCAATCGTGCGCTTGATGGGATCAGCCATAGGTGACCTCCGTCATCAACAGGTCATCCATCACGCTTTCAATCGGACGCCAGAACACTTGCGTCTTGAACCGGGAAAACTCCGTCATCACCACGGTGACCTGTTGCACCACAATGCGCGGCTCCCAGATGGTCAGCGCATCGGTGATTTCGCGGGTCAGGATCGGAATACCCACATCCGGGTGCTTGTCGATGGCCGACAGCACATCGCAACCCTTCTCCGGCTCGGTCGTAACCGAACCCTTGGGCGTCATAATGATATTGGCAATCGACTGGTGCAGATCATCCACCGCCAGCACCACCGCGCCGAACACGTCAGCGCTCACGCCCGTGTCCGGGTTCAAGCGGCCCACTTTCAAGGACCAATGGCGGTGGGTGATGGTGTCTTTGTCGATCATGCCGACAAAGTAGCTGTGGGCAGAAACGAAAATGACCGGACAGAGGTCCGGTCATGAGTTTGATATTCAATAACGTAGCCCGAAAATCAGGCGATGGCAATCAGGGCATGGTGCTCACGCTGGAGAAGCGGAAAACGAACTCCGGGGAAGCCATGGAGCCTTCAAGCGTGACGCTTGATTCCCAATGGCAATCTGTATTTGTCGAGCTGGCAATGAACCTACCTGAAAACTTGATACGATCATTTTCCTTCAGGGCCGCGAGTTGCTTGAACAGAGCCGTATCTGGGTCGATCATGGTTTTGGCCATCATATCGGAGAATGCATTGTTCATGGTCATCACATACGCATCCTCACCAATCTTGACTTTGACGACGCCAAGGCCATCCGAGTTTGTGGTCAAGTTCTCCAATGTGCCGGTCCAGTTTTCAATAACCGGAGCTTTCTGCGCGGCGCACAGCGCCTTTGCGCGGTCACGTCGAACACCACCTTTTGCAAGGTCGTTATTCGCAGATTTCATGTCCACACGCGCCTTTTCAATCGCCGCAACAAAAGCGATCTGTGCGGCTGGTGGTGCGTAGAAGGCTTCTTGCTCTGCCACACGCGCTTCAGCCTGGGCTTTTGCTGCGGCCTTTTCTGCCGCGAGTTTTGCTGCTTCGGCGTTAGCAGCGTCTGCCTTGGCTTGGCGTTCCGCTGCTTGTGCCTCTGCCTTTGCCTTGGCGTCTGCCTCTATTTGAGCGCGGCGGGCTTCGAACTCCTTGGGATCAGAAATGCCCGCGTCTTTGGCCAGTTTCATATCAGCGGCACTTTCAAACCCCGCGTCTGTTGCCTGCTGTTTGCTCAGCAAACCAGCGGAAACAACCATGACCACGAATGACGCGATCACGATGAAAAGACCCTGCCGCCGCTTGCCTTTGCGAAAGATCAGATAAAACAGGCCGACGAAAATGGCGACCGTTGCAATAAGCGCGACTAAAGTAAGAATAGTTTGCATAAATACCCCCGTTGGTTGCGGCGCAAGTAACCAATGGTCTTAATCGGTGTCAACCACATAGCGGTCAAACTGGTGGACCCGACGGACCGGGAGGCGCTGAGACGTGGCCATGGTCATGCCCGATGTTTTTGCCGTTGTGGGTGAGCTTGCCACTCTCCAGCACGATATTCGCGGCCTTGATCGTCACATCGCCCGCCGCCTCTATTGTGACCGCCCCCGATGATTTCACCGTCATATTGCCGCTGGCCGTGTCGATCACAATTGAGCCGCCCGGAAAGGTAATGGACGTCACATCATTGCTGCTGGCGGGCGGGGCGTCCTTGGAATTGTAGCGCGACCCCAACAGACATCCGGCTTCGCCTTTGGCGTCCATGGCGCACCAGACCTCGTCATTGTGGCCGGGCATCTGGAAAGCGGAGGTGCCGGTGGCGGATTTGGCGGTGACGTCGATCCATTGGGTGACCACATCGTCTTCATCTTGAAACTGCACCTTGACACGCATCGTTTTGGGGTCGCGGTCCACCACCACGCCACGGCGATTTGTGGGGTTCTGGGCGTATTCATTGCTTGCGCGCATCGACCAGCTCGGCCTCCGTGGTGTAGCCAGAACGGCTCATGTCATGGGTGGAGCGGTCAATCAGATAGCGGCCCGAGTATTTGCCAAAATCGGTCATATCCACCACCACGCCTGCCAAGGCCCGCACATCGCCAATCAGCGAGATGGAGCCGGAGCGGCGTTTGCGGTTTTTGAAATGCATTCGGGATCGGGCCAGCGCCTTGGCATGGGCCGGGCTTTCCACCCGCTCGCCGGTGATGTTGAGCGTATCCCCGGTTTTGACGTCGCTGTCTTCCTCTTGCTCGTCAATCAGCTTTTTATCGCGGTCATGCATGTGTTTGACCTTGGCCTTGGAATAGGTCTCTGCCGTCTGTTCCTTCAGGCGGTAATTGGTCAATGTCGTGCCGATCTGGGTGTGGCTGACCGTGAGCGCTGCCGCTCTGCCATCAACGGATTTGATGGAGGTAAACACGGCGCGTTTGCCGCGCACGGTAAAATAATGGCCGGTGTCTTCGGCCAGCCGCGTTAGAAATTCCAGATCGCGTTCGCGCCGTTGGGTGACGCGCTCAAACGTCAGATTGTCAATGTCGCCTTCCAGCGTCAGGCCGTTGTCGCTGGCGACTTTGGAAACAATGGCGCGAAGGCTTTGTTTTTCAAAAGCGCGGGTCTTGGATGTGCGCAAGGGTTTGGAGATGGGGGCGGCCAGCCCGCGAATGGTCATGGTATCGCCACCCCGGTCGCCAGAGGCTTCCGGCTCGTCCATCTCGAAATCACCACAGGGCAAAATACCGCCTTTGCCGTCAAAGATGGTAAGGCTCATGGTATCGCCGGGTTCGGGCTTCCATGATCCTTTCCAGCGTCCGTCTTTGTCTTGCACGGTCACGTCAATCTCATCGACCTTGCCGTGGTGGTTGTCGGTGTAGCGAATGGAGGTGGTTTCCGGGTCCAGCTCGCTGGATATGTCCACGCCCTGATAGATCAGCGAAAAGTAGGGTTTTGAGGCCATCAGGAAACTCGCCATAGTTTGAAAATTGCGCCGCCAAGCCCTGCCGTCAATTGGAGAGCGAAAGCTGTTGGCAGGCCGATTTTGTAAAAGATCGAAACGAGCAGCAGGACAGCGGACACGCCCGCCAATGTGGCTATACCGCTGATTAAAATGCTGACGAGAACAGCCAGAACTTTATTCACTTCGGCTAGTTTATCATCCATATCAGGCTCCATATGTGGGATTGTCTCGCTTCCAAGGCGGCAACAGGTTGATGTTGCTGGCGGCATCAACGATCACCGGGATTTTGAGTTTGACCCCTTGCGGCAACACTAAAGGCGGCACGGTGAGCGCATCGAGATAAAGCTGGCGGTTGGCCTCAATCAGCACCGTTTGCTTGTACTGGTCGCCGTAGTAGCGATAGGCCAGCATGTCCCAGCGGTCGCCTGCAATGGTGGTGTAGTCAAAATAATCGCCGGTCATTGTCGTCACTTTTTGACCTCCGGGTTGCTGCTGGCAGACCCCGACAAGGCGGGGGCGCGGGCTTTGGCAATAGATGTGATCAGGCTAAACAGGCCTCCGGCTATCGGGTCTTCCAGCAGGCTAATGGTGGCTTCCACCCGCACGGGTGCGCCGGAAACGCTGGTCTTGATAATCTGGCCAGACAGGGTTTCGACCACGTAGCGTTTGCCGTTAAAAACCCCGTTGCCAAGCACCAGCGGCAAGGGTGTTTTTAACGCAAAGGCGGCTTCCAGCTTGGCAAGCTCAGCTGCCGGTGTGCAAAATTCCTCGGAAAAGAAGAATGAGAAATTGAGCGTATCCAGTTCGGAGCCAATATCTTGCAGCACGGGCTTGCCTCTTGTCGGGGCGTGCTGCGCAAAGGTGTTGGCGTAAGAAAAGTCATGGGCCACCGGGCCGGTGAGCGTGGAAATGCCCAAAGGAATGGAGCCGAGCAGATAGATCATCAAACGTTTCTCCGGTTTCTGCGGCGCTGTTCTTCTTCCATCAGGTCGGCAAACTGGCGGGCGTTGTCGCGCATCAGCTTGTCAAACTCGGCCTTGATGTTGGCGGGCGGGGTTTGGCCGTCCCATTTGATGGTGGGGTTAAAATGCAGGGCGATGGGTGAACCACCGCCGTTAGCGGCTTGCGGGTTGGATTGTAGAGCAACACTTGCAATCTGCGCCCGTGCGGCATCGGCTTGGGTCTGGTTTGCGGCAGTGTTGGCGGGTGCCAAAGCGGGGGTAACATCTGGACCAGCAACAGCGGGCGCGGTAATGGCCGCCGCGCCCATCGTCGCTAACGCCGCCGCCCGCATAGCTTTGACCATGGGTTGAGGCCGGATTGATTCGGCAATGGTCTCGCCAAATTTGAGCCGGTGAATGTCAGACAGCGGCCCGACCTTGGCGGGCGATGATGGCAGATGGTCGCGCATCATCTGGGCAACCTTCGCGATCTCGGCAACGGCGGCAGCGCTGCGGGCGCGAATGCCTGCGGCCATGGTGTCCATCAAGGATGCGCCTTGATTGTAGAATGAGACGCCACTGAGAAACGTTCGGGCCTGTTGCACGGCTGTTGTGATGGCGGGCAGGATCGCCTTTGCGGCTTTGTCCAAGGCTTGCAGTTTTTCCATGGCGGGGCCGGTGTCGATTGCGGCCACGGCCTGCATATCGGCTTTCAGGCCAGCCGTGGCAGCGGCGACAGCTTGGATGGTGGCCGGATCGGTGACATTCACATCGGCCTTGGTATCACCAAAGGTAAAGACGGATTTGACCTTGCTCCATGCAGCGGAAGCGCGGGCAGCGGCATCATCAATAAAGCCGCCCACCGCGTCAGCAATTCCGGCCCATGCCGCCTTGATCGCCTCAATCGGCGACCAGTCCATTAGTTTTTTAATCCGGTCCCAAATAGTGCTGACAGAGTCGAATGCGGTTTCCAGCGCCTTGCTGGCCGCGTCTTTGATCGTACTCCAGTTTTCAACGATCAGGCCCAGCGGTGTCCATGCCAGAGTGGCTTTGATTGCGGCCCACGCTTTCGATGCAAGACTAGGAATAGCATTCCAGAGGTCGATAAAGAAGGTTTTGACCGCAGTCCATGCGCGGGAAATGGCTCCTAACGGATCGAAGCCTGTTACCTCGACAAATTTGGCATAGGCTTTTTGAGTGAACTCAACGACGGAGTTCCACAAGTCAATAAAGAACGCTTTTATTGCGCCCCAATTGCCGACGATGAGGCCCAGCGGTGTCCATGCGAGGATGGCTTTGATTACTTCCCAAGCCTTGGCGGCAATGCCGGGGATTGCATTCCAGAGTGCAACAAAGAAGGTTTTTACCGCAGTCCACGCGCGGGCAATAAAGCCCAAGGGATCAAAGCCTGTTATCTCTACAAATTTGTTATAGGCCTTTTGGGTGAACTGAACGATTGAGTTCCACAGATCAAGAAAGAACGCCTTGATCGGTTCCCAATAAATGTAAATCAGGGCAGCAGCGGCAACGATGGCAGCTATAATCAACACAATCGGATTAGCCATCAACGCCGCCGACAGCATCGACAGGCCGATAGCGATTTGCACAAGGCCGGCTGCGGTGGAAATCAGCACCGGCGCAAAGGCAAGACCTGCAAGAATAGCTGCGAGGTTTTCCCAGCCACCGACATAATCGGATGCAGATTTGAGGTATATGCCAAGCTGTTTCATAACAGCCCATACACCCTTGCCAAATTGCCAAGCCCCGTCCAGCACCGCAATGATATTGTCCGAAATCCGCTTGGCCCATTCATCAAATGTGCCATCCGCTTTCATCTGGTTGAGCGTGTCCAGCACCAGCTTGAGCTTACCCTTCATCCAATCAAACAGCCCGGCATTCATGATGGCCAACTGAAACTGGCTCCAGATGTCAGCAATGTTCGACATCATGCCTTCCCATGTGCCGGACAGCTTTTCCATCGCCCCGCCATATTTCTCATTGAAGATGGCCATGAGCTTGGTCTGGATGGCCATGCGGTCACTGGCTTTGACGGAGGCCGTCATCTGCTTTCCGGCAGCATTGGTGTAGGCGTAAGTGATCTTGTTGCCGGTTTTGGATGCGGTAACGCCAAACTCTTTCAGGCGTTCATTTTCGCCGGTCACCGCGTCGGCCATGGCTTCCACCGCTTGGGTCAATGGCTTGCCCATGGCGGCAGACGTGTCACCCATGGATTGCAACAGGCCCTTGGTGGGATCAAGGCCATACGAACGCATCTTGACGAAGCTGTCAGTGACTTCCGACAGCTCATAAGGCGTTTTGGCAGCAAAGTCGGCCACCCAGTTCATGGCGGTTTTGGCTTTGGCGCTGGAGCCTTCAGTGGTTTCCAGAATGGTCTGGAATTTCTCGAACTGCGAGGCAACGCCGACCAATCCCGTGGCGGCAGCTGCCGAGACAGCAAAGGCGGTGGTGGCACCAGCCACCCCGAGGGTTGCCGCCAGCTCCACGCCGCGAAACGCTTTCTGGCCGCCCGTCATCATCTGGCCAAAGCCGTTTTTGCCAAGGGTGACGGTCTTGCGATGTAAGGCAGCAGTTGCGCGGATGGCGGCGTTAGCGCCGGCAATCACGGCATTATAGCCAGATCGGGCAGCCGCACCGACGCCCGCATAAGCGCCTCGCGCCGCTGCCCCCATGGCCCGGAACGCAGATGACGCCCGGCTGGCGGCATTGGTTTGCTTGGTGGTTGCTGCCGTTGCCGCTTCCGTGGCAGCAGTGGCTTTTTTAGAGTTGGCAGCGCTGGCGCTTGCCGTTGCCTTTTCCGCCGCCATGATTTTGTTCATGACCTTGGTGGCACGGTCAATGCCTTCGAAAATCATGGCAAAACGCATTAAAAAACCTCCGGCAGAATACCCGCCAGAGGTCGCATATTTTAAAAAAACTATTGATCGGACAGAGGTCCGGTGGCCGATTTACTTGCCTTGTGCCTCGCGGATGGCGTCAGCCTTGGCTTGTTCGAGCGTGATGGCTTCATCATACCACCAGCCGAACTCTGCCTCACTCATGCCATTCAGCGTCTCATGCGTCCAGCCCTTTTCGATCATGAAGATGTGTTGGGCGGGAACCGAGAGGATCAGGCCGCTTTGGTCTTGTCCTTTCCCTCATCGTCCTCGCCTTTGCCAAACACTTCGCCAATCAGCTCCAAAGTGTCGCCCGCTGGCATCAGCTCGGACAGATCGGTGATGGTCAGCTTCTCGCCATCAAACAGCACCGTCTCGCAGATGAAGGCCGCTTGGGCCTTGGTGGTGTCGCCCTTGGCAATGCGCTGCGCCTTCATCCAAAGGCCGTGGTTGATGAAATTGGGAATCGACGCGGTAACGCCGCATTCGTTCAGTGGGAAATCATAAGAGCCTGTTTTTGCGGCCTTGTTGGCCAAAAGCTTGGCGCGAACGCCTTTGAACTCGGTGGTGGTGTTTTTGTCTGTCATGGAAATATTCCTCTGTGCGCGTTAGAAAATTGGGGGGCTGAAGGCCGGGAAGGCTGGCTGCTACTTGGGCCAGACGTCCTCGCCGTTGACGCGGTAAATGTTGTTCCACGCATCAAATTCGATGATCGGCGTTTCCCCGCCGTAGACCGATTGCTTGAATGACGTGATGGAAATGTCATGCTCCTGGGCAAGGTTCTCGCCCAGCTTTGCGGTGCGGCCTCCGGTTTTCATCATCTGAAAACCGATATGAGTGATCAGCGTGTGGGACTGATCGGAGTTGAGGCCATCGGCGTCAAAAATATCGACGTAGGAATGGATTTGCAGCTTGTGGGTTTTGGTCGGGTTGAGGATCGAGCGTGACACTTCCTCATCCAGCCATTCAAAGCTGATCTTGCCCTCAATGGCTTCGACCGGGCGACCCGGCAATTTGAGAACGCCAATCTGGCCAAGCGTTTTATGCTCAACTTCGGTATGGGCAATCTCGCCCATATCCAGCTCGGCCACCCGACCACAAACATCGACCTCGTTGATGTAGCAATCGGCTTGGGTAATTTGTCCGGTTTTGCGTGCCATGGTGTGTGTCCCTCCTTATGCGGCCAGTGACAGCGCGTCAGAGATGAATTTGGTGTCGACGTAACTGTCGACGGTGATGCGCTCCATGATCGAGGTCGGGTGGCACTCAAATTTGTAATAGAACCGCCCATCGGCAATCTGCGCCGCCGTGTTCTTGGCGGTGTCAAAGCGGAATTTGGCCCCGTAAAAGACGCCGTCACCGATCTTGGTGCGCAGGTAGGCGTTAATGCCTTCTTCTGCGGCTTCGATATTCTGAGGAGTGCCGAGGCGGTCCACATAGTTCATCAAAAAGAAGATGATGGCCTCGTGGGTCATGTCGAGAATGCGCCGGGCGTGGATGAAATTCTCGACATGCGACGAGGACGGAAACGCTGCCGAGCGATTGCCAAACGTCCGAAACCCGGTGGCAAAGGAGCGCATGGCGGTGACAATACCGGCCTCATTCAGAAAATTGGTGTCGTTCTGATAATCGGACGGATAGAAATTGATCGCGGCTTCCAGATCGACCACGCCCTTAATCTCGCGGTTGGACGGCGAATGATGCCAGCCCTGATCAAGATCGGTTGCAATGATCACGCCCGCTAACCGTGACGAAAGAGGATCAAGCCGGGTTTCCGCCGCCCCGGTGGTATCTTCTATGACAACATGCGGATAGGTCAGGATCACGCGGGCGCTGGATGTGTTGGCCATGCCGCTGGTGCCGCGTGTTTCCACCGCCTGTTGCTTGGTCAGGCCTAAGGGCAAATCGGCAATTGCCAGCGCGTTCAAGCGGGTTGCCACCACATCCATTTCGGTACGAACAAGGCTTGACGGCGAATAACCCGGCGCAATGATCAGTTTTGGAAAATAGCCAAACTTGCTGTAGCACTCATAGGCCCCGGAAAAGCCGGTGGCGAGACCGGCAGGGGTGATCGTGCCGTTGATGTCTTGCGTTGTTACCTTGGACGGATCGGGCGCGGTGCCAGTCTTGTGGATGTCGGGGTCAAACACATTGTTGACGATGATGGTGCCGCCGTCGCCCTGGTCAAAGATGGCGTCTAACGCTGCGGGAATGGTAAAGCCCGCCTTATGCAGGCCAAAGGCGGCAGACGCTTCAGCGCGGGAACGGATAATCACCCGGTTGTTGATGTAAGCGGCCCGTTTTTCTGCTGTGTCATGCACGTCATGGATCGGGGCCGTGCCGTTGACGTAAGTCACAGCGGATTTGACGTCCCGCACAACGGTAACGCCATCCTTATGTTCAATGACCTCCGGGCCGTGGTGGAATGTAGCGGCCATATCAGGCTCCTTCGGTTGTGGTGGATGGTTCAGCGGTGGCGGTGGCCGCGTCGGTGGTTCCTGTTTCTGCCACCAGCAATTTGCGTTCGATCAGGTTTTTAACGATGGCGTCGTCATCGGGCAGGTCACGGTAGGATGTGCCGGGAAACAACATACGACTGGTGCCATCAATTTCGAGCGGCGTGACCGGGCCGGAATAGCGATAGGATTGCTTGGGGGATTGCGGGGTCTTTGCCATGTCCTTTGGTTCCTTCAGGGTGCGGAAAAGCCCGGTCGCATCAGCGATGCGGGCGTTTGGTAATTGCGGGCAACAGCGGGGATCGGCAGCGAGGTGCGGATTTCCCAGCGCCAGACACCGTATTTTTCTTGATCCAACTGGTCGCGGATCAGCGTGGCGGGGCCAGCGCCTGCAAAGCTGCGGCCTTGAACGGCAAGGCGAATATCTTCGAGATGGGCATAAGCGCCGCCTTCGCCGCGCAACGACCGGACCAGCAGCACCAGCGAAAATTCCATGGCGCGAGTTTGCGTGGTGTTGGCTGGCCCCTTGGCAGCCGCAAACCGCGAACCGGCATAATGGATCAGCAAAGCGGCAGGCAGTCCTGCGAAATCATACTGCGCCGGATCGTTAGGAAACACTTCGACCTTGCATTGGCCGGAGACATTCTCCATCAGCACGGCCAAAAGCGCGTCCTCCACCTGTTCGATGACGCAAGCGGCGCGGATGGTTTTGAGGCTGGTGTCCATCAGCGCCACCCGTGCAGCATAGAGGCAACCGGCGATGGTGGAATAATCGCCTCGCTGCCAATCGACCCGGCCTCGCCATTGACTGGTTCACCCGCAATCGGCAGCTCGAACTTGCCAGAGGCCACGGCCTTGATATTGGCCATGGCCGTGTCATGGCGTTCCTTGACGGTTTCCGAAACTTGGCCTTGCCCACCGGATTTGTCGCGCAAGCGATAGCGCGCCACATCGGCAATCAGCCCCTTGACCAGTGCCGGGGTGGTTTCCGGCGTCAGGGTTTCGATGATTTTATAACGGGCGCGGGCATAGCCGATCAGAATGTCTTCAGCCCATGTGATGGCCGTTTCGATCTTGACCGTATCCAATGAGCGGCCTGCCGGATCATTCAGATTGCCAATGCCTGCAATTTGCGAAACCTCGGCAAGGCCAAATGCGCTGGTAAAGTCATCAACCGTTAGAAAACGCGGCATGGATTTGATCCTGATTGGAGAAAGACAGCGGGGTGGCTGGGTGGCCGACCACCCCGCTGAAAAGGCCCGGCTTGGGAGGCTTCGGGACGGGCCTTATTTGGTGGCGGTGGCTTTGGCGGTTTTTGCGGGCTTGGCCTGCTCGGTCGCTTCAGGTTCGGCCTGTTCCGGCTTTGCCTGTTCGGACAGTTGCCGTTCCAGTTCAGCAATCTGGTCACGGGCCGTTTGAAGGGCCTTTTCCGTGCTGGTCAGATTGCCTGTTGCTTCATCCGACAAGCGCTTCCACGCGGCAGCTTCTTCGCGGGCTTCCGTCAACAAGACGTTGGCCTCTGTGACCTTTGCCTTAAGGGCATCGCGTGCAGCTTCGAGCGATGTGACAGCTGCCGCATCCAACATCGCCTTGGCGTTCGCTTTTTCAAGCCGTCCAGCAACTGCCGCATCCACCGCTGCCTGAAAATCACTCTCCAACGGCGTTGCGTTCACAGCATCCGAGAGCGACCGTGCCAGCTCCGGGTTGATGACGCGGGACGCTGCCAGTTGCAGCGCAAGCGTGGTGGACACCTCAATTGTGGTCCCGGCAGGTTTGCGACGGCCATCAATCTTGGCGGGTCCGGTCAGTGTCACGGAAACAAGATCGGTCATTTGGACCCCGCATTCTGGAACAGAAAGCCGCCTTCAGCCCCCACAAGGTAAGGGCGTCGCTCGACTTTGGTGGGGTAAATCCAGCTATCGTTGCTGCGCTCGAAATACGGCTGTTCGACCTGCGGATAGCCTTTCAGCTCATAGGTATAGGCGAACGACGGCACCTGAAAATTATCGCCAGCTTCCGGCACATAGGCCAAAATGGCGTCATCGCCCCAGACATCATTGGCCAAGGCCGCATCATCCGCCGTTTCCGGCAGGTAGATGGCAGCACCAATCACCACCTTTTTGACGTCGAAATAGGCGGCAATCATATCTGCCGTGATCGAGTCGCGCCCGGTATATTTGAACTGCTCCTTGAGCTTCGGGTGGTTCTTCAGCGCGTTGCCCGCATTGGGACCAAGGACCAAAGTGTTGGGATAACGGCCAATCGAGCGGCGAACGGTCTCCTTGGCGTCGTCAAAATCGGTCTTCGGATCGCTGGCGGTATCGGCCCAGCGGTCTGCACCCGTCAGCGCCAGCTTGTGGTTGGCGTCATAATTGTCGGGATTGCGGGCAAGCCTGGCGCTTTCATGTTCGTGGCCAAGGTCCACCACATCCAGCACCATATTGACCGCACCGGCTCCCAGATCAATGCCCGGCACAGTCTGGGCCTCTTCCTGATGTTCAATCGGCACAACGCCTTCCAGTGCGTCCTGCACAAGGCTAATCGGGTCGGACGCATAGCCGTATTGAATGCGCTTCTTATTGGTTCCCGGTGCGCGGCGGGTGTTCATCATCCGAAACGCTTCCTTGCCGAACTTCAGCACCCGCATGGAGCGGCTGGGGATGGTGACACGGGGAAACAGCGTGTCGGCAATGAAGGTGGAGTTACGATAGCCACGGGCATGGGTGGACAAGATCGGATCGACAACGGCGGCGGTTCGCTGATTGAGGGCGCGAGTGGTCATGGGCAAATGTCCTTAACGAATGAGAATTGTGACGAATTCGCCGTCAGCGGCATCGGTGAGCGCCACGGCAAACGGGTTTGCGGCGTTAGCGGGCGCTGCCTTGACGCCACCGCTTGCGGCGGAAATCAATTTAGTCCCTTTGGTGATGGCACCACGAGCGCGAACGCGGGACGTGCCGATCAAGGTTGCGGCCACATCAAGGCCGATCTCGGTGGCCGGGTTCTGGGCCACACCCTTCACCGGCGCGTCGTCAATGGTGATCTTGCCATCATCGAAGCCAACAAGATCAAAGGCATCAAACAGCGTGGTGGCGGTAATGGTGTCGCTATAAACCGAGTGGAAAAACTGCATGGGTCAAACTCCTCCAATCAGCCGACGGCCCGCACGGCAGCGAGATAATCCGTGCCGGGGTGCTGGTTTTGATAGGCAAGCGCCTTGGTGTGGCGCTCCATGGCGGCGGGGTCTACGGGCTTGCCATCGGTGGCAAAGGACGCGCTGGCGTCATCTGCACCGGCTTCCGGCAGATCAAGCGCGCCGAACGAGACGGCCTTGGGCTGTGCCGCCAAAAGATCGCGCAAGGCGTTAGCGACGGGAACAGCGGCTTCGCCAGCGGCAAAGCTCACAGAAGTTTCTACAGGCAGGGCGTTGAGGATCGAGACGACCTTGTCTTTTGAGGCTGGCAGCAAACGGCCTTCGGCCACAAGGCCTTCTGCAAAGGCGGCATGTTCCGCTTCTGCGGTTTCGCGTTCGCGGGCTTTAAGCCGCGCCTCACGCGCAGTAAGATCGGCTTCGCGGGCGGCAAAGTCCGGGTTCGGCTGTGTCACAACAGGCTCCTTTGTGGTCGGAAGAACGTTAGGATGTGTGGAAAATGACGGCTGCGAGATGGGGGCTAAGATCTCGGCTTCAGAGAGCCAATCAATCCGGTAGGACGGCAAAGCCTTGTCGGCATCATCCATGCCAAACTTCTCAATCAGGAAATCGCGGATGCTGCGAAACAGGCTGGCGCTGTCTTCAAAGCCGCGTTCGCCAAAATCAGCGGACACGGTGACGGTGGCGTCCGGGGCGGAAAACTGGACGTTCTTCAAACCCGACACTGCCGGAGCAGCACCGCCAAGAAACCCGATATGTTTGGGATACCATGTGCCGGGAACCGGATTGGCCGCATGATCGGGCCGGAAGAATGACAGGCTGACCTTTTTATAGCGCCCGGCCTTCACGGCCTCAGAAAAGGCCGGGTCAATCTCGCCCACGGTGGCATAAAGCCTTTGTGCGCTGGCATCATATTCAAACCCCGTCGCCCAAGCATAGGCGGGCGCGTCAGTCGAAGGATGACCAACCACCACAGGAGCCGGGGCCGTTGCAGGATCATACGCATCCGCCACCGCCTTCAAATCGGCAGCGGTATAAGTGAGCGCATCGCCTTCCATAGGCTGAAACGTGCCGGGGCGGAAAACCTCAATGCGGGCGGTGCTTGGGCGGGCGGTGGTGGTCTTGGTGGGTGTGCTTGAAGCGGTGGTCATATCGGCTCCAGAAATCATCTGAAGCCACCATGCCGGAGTTTGAGCCTACGTCTGACTGGACAGAGGTCCGGTCAGCGGAATTCGTTTTGCAGGGCCAACATGCGACAGTTGGCGGGGAGTTTCAAGCCCGCATTGCATTTGCGGTGCGGGCTTGGCGTCTCGTTGGCCTTCCAGTCGATTTCTAACGCGCCTCTAACGCAAGGCAAACCGAAATCCGGTATCATTGACTATTCCGAGGGTTCATAGCGCCTCTGTGGCGGCGTTTGGAAAACTCATTCCACTGCCAACCAGTCCTCGGCAATGGCAAAGATTTCTTCTTTATCCGCCGATGATAGCCCCAGATAAGGCCGCGCCGGGATGGTGACTTTCTTTCCCCGTCCCGCATCACCGCCGAACTGGTGAATGGCAGCATAAATCAGGCTTGATCCGATTCGGGCGTCGTCACTGCTCGCCTGCATGTTGATGGAGTTCATCAGATCGCCAGAGGCGCGCAAGATCGTGCTGGGGGCGTTGCCGTATTTTTTTGAGCGTTGATCACGGGTGGCTTGCGATAAAGTCTTCCAGCGGGTGCCGTCCGGGGCGCTCTCGTTTTCAAAATTGTCCTTCACCGAGTTGAGCAAATGCTCGCCCACGTTTTTGTAAAAACCTTCGGTGTGCTGCATCTTGCCGATCAAAGCGGCCAGCTTTTCACGCATGTCGGCGTCGTCAATGGTGGCCTTGTAACTGATACCTGTCATCTCGACTTTTCCTTGTGGTTGGCGTATATTGATCACGTCAGGGAAGCGTAGACGGTGATGGTCAAGCTAGCACCCTGCCACAAAGGCCGGATCACCCCGGCCTTTTTTATTGGCCACTTACTTTTTCGGGCGTTTGTAAATCAGCTTTCCACCGCGACGATTATCAAGACTTCGCAGATCCGCATCACCATTCGGCTTTGTCGTGTTGTAGGCAGTAATGGCCTCCCAGAGGCGCTCTCCAATCTCGAACACAATCATCAAGCCATTCTTGCGGTCGGCCCGGATATAGCGACGATCAACAATCAACTCGCCTGTCTCACGGTCAACCGGGTCTCTTTTCTTGGAAACTCCCAACCAGATTTCGTCCGGGTCCATCAAGGCTTCAGCCAGCAGGGATGTTATGCTTGCCCTGTCACCCTTCATCACCTTCAAAGCCCCTTTCCGGTCCCGAAACAGCTGATCCGAAATCGGCACTTTTGTCCCGGCCTTATCCTCAAACAGCACGGCCTTGCCAATGTCGCCGCCAAAGGGTTCGAGAAAGGCGCGCACGTAGTCTTCAGGTGGCAAGCCTTCGGGCAGCTCTTTCGCCTTGAACGGTTTGGCCTTTTTGAGCAACTCCTCTAAGGGTTCTGGCACGTCGATCTCCACCGCCATGCGCGGATTGTCGATCAACACCTTGCCCTGGCCCATCAGATTGGACGGCACAAGGCCGCGCTCCCAAACATCGCCGGGGGCATAATCCCAGCCATAGCCGACGCCTTGCGGTTGTTCGATCAACTGGCCGGTGATCGGGTCCAGCATGGGTTCCGTTAGAATTTCCGGTGATGGATCGGGGCCGTCTTTGCCCATTCGCTTCAGGTCTCGCAAGGAGCGCGAGCGCACACCGCAAGAACAATGCCAATCATTCGGCGGGAAGTGTGTTTGCCAGAACGGGTCATCATGCGGGTAGCATTTGCCATGCCACGCCACATGTTGGGTACGAGGAATTTTGGGCTTGCGGGTCTCGGCGTGGCGATATTCCCAATAGGGCCGCAGTTTCAGAACATCGGGATCGCGCATCTGCTTGAGCCGCCCGGCCATGTGGCTGGTGCGCATGTTGGTTTCAAAAATTACCCGGCTACGCCAGCCGCGCTCGCCCTTGTGAGCCCAGCCGTATTTGGCGACGATCCTGTCAAAGTCCTTTTGAAAATCGGCAAAAGTGGTGCCGTTTTGCATGGCGCTGGCAATGGCGGTCTGGAAATCAGACAGCATGGCAAGGTCGGTTGCTCCGGCAATCACAAAGGCGCGGTCATGAGTGCCACGCATGGCATCGGTCCAGTCTTTGGTAGGCTTGCCACGCTTCTGCGTGAAAAAGTCAATCTGTTCTTTAAACGGTTGGTTGAACACATCCGCATCGGCAAAGCGTGCGCCGTCGTCGTCGCCATCCAGAAACACCGCCTCGCGGCCCTGAAGTGCTGCCAGTTCCAAGCCATCACCCAGCAATTTGCCAAGCGCATCCGGGGTCCATTTTGCGCCAAGGGTGAGAATGGCGCGGGCGGCGTCTGGATAGTCGTTTGCTGCCTCAATGGCGGAGCGGATGGTATTGAGGCGGCGGGTGGAAAGGCTGGCGGCCAAGGTTTCGAGCTGGTCCGTCAGATCGCTGACGGGGTCAGCGTCATCAGCAAAGCTTGCCGTCAAATGCAGTTTTTTTTTGAGCCAAGCGGCCCGAACAGGCTGGAAAATGCGGGAGCGCTACCGGGCGCAGGCTGTTTTGCCCGCTTGCCATCCATAAACGCAAACCGCGCTTCTACCAGCCGATCAATCGCCTGATCCGAGAGACTATGGGTCAAATCGAATGAGGTGATGAATTCGCGGGCGGTGTCATCGTCCTCAATATTGGCAGCGCTGGCGATGATCTCAATCAGGGCGGCGTGTTCGGAACTTGCAGCTTCCGCCTTGGCCTTTCGGGTTTCGGCCTTGGCCGTCTCATTCGAGGGGCGGACGCGCCAGACACGCGGCACACCAGCGCCGGGGAAATTATACTCGACCAACCAACGGATAAGCTGGTAGTGCAAGGTATCGGACAGGTGGTCGGCGTCACTATCCACCAACAGGTCGAGCATCCCCGCGTGGGTCTCGGCGGCAGCGCGAGAACCGCTGGAACCAATATCGGTGGTGAGCGTCTCGCCCAAGATGCAAATGGAAATCTGCTTGTCCCAATATTCCAGCCATTCCTGATAGCTGACAGAGCCAGAACGAGCCGCTTCCAAAAACTTAACGTCCGTGCCAACTGGCACGGTGACGGCGGAGCTGGTGCGAATGCTGGCCAGATTGTTGAGCAGGCGGCGCTGCTCATCGCTCAACATGCCGTAAGGCGTTTGAGCGATAACTGTTGGTCCAGCGAACTTGTCGAGAAAATGCAGCCAGAAGGCTATGCCTTCACGTTTGAACAGCACCGCCCAAAATAGCTGATAGCCAAGCCCGAGACCATAAGGATTATTGCCGACAACACCGTGACGGTGCACAATAAACTTGCGGTCTGGCAACTCAATGCCGTCATTCATATTCGTCCAGGTGCGCAGCCGTGGCCGCCAATCCTGACCAAAAGCAAAGCGGCGCTGATCATGGCTGACAATGCGCTGTGGTTTGATCCAGCGCCCATCACGCGCCCAAACCACCTCTGAGACGGAAAATCCCTTATGGATTGCGCCACCGCTCAAGTCTTCACAAATCCCGTCAAACGGCAGGCCTTTGATGACTGATCTCACAAAATCAGCAGCTTCCACGTCTAACGGCGCATCGGACGCGGCATTTACCTCCCACTCGCGGGCAACCAAATGCTTGTTGCGCTTGGTAAGGCAGGCGGAGGCATGGGTGTCGCGCTTGATCTCGTCATAGATTTTGAGACCATTGCCGCCACCACGCGCAATCAACGTATCATCCGCATGTTGCAATGAGCCGGAAAAGAACGGAATGGTGATGTCGTTGGTAACGTTAGCAATCAGCGTTGCGGCTTCAGCCGGAAGGTTCTTGCGGCTGGTAGCAGTCAAGCTTGCATCTGTGGTGTCGGCAAAATTAGCGCGGGTTTTTCTGGTCTTGCGGCTCACAGGCGGTAATCTCCATAATTGTCAGAGCCGGTCTGCCCGGCTGTCATCACGCCCGCATTGACGCCCACAGATTGACCGCCGCCCGCATATTGCAAGGTGTGTTGCCACAGCATATCGAGCGCATCCGGCCCGTCGTCATGGTCGGCGTTGGGCCATTGTTGCAGCTGGTCAATCAACGTCTGTTGGGTCTGGTTGAGGCGGATCATGCCGTTAGCAATCGGTGGCTGAAGGCGCTCAATGCGCAAATCCTTGTCGGCATGGGGAATGATCGGCACGGCGGAAATCCCGACACCCTGTTTGGCCGCTTCCACCATCAAGGTGGTGCGCAAGAATTCCTGAAACTGCACCGTTTCGACGAACCACAACAGGCAACGATATTCACGCTGAAGGGCGATAATGTCGGCAATGATGATATCCGGCAGGCGGCGGCGAATGGAGGCTTCGACCACATCCATGGTGCCGGTGAGCCGATTAAAGCCGCCGATCAGAATGGCGGATGGATCGCGCCCATGGCCCTTTTTGCCAAGCGATGGATCAAGCGCGCCGAAGTGGATCAGGTCGGGTTGCCGCAAGGTCCAGAACGTCAGGCGGTTGAACGGGCTGCCTTCGCTGATCGGCTTGTTTTGATATTCGGTCTGGAAACTGTCATGGTCGGCAGCGCGTTCCAGCATCAGCCAGACAAGCGGTTGCATCGACGGCCAGTTGACGATGGCCCCGGCATCCATATCCGCCTTGTTGGCGTCGTAAAATGCGCGGGCGGCGTCTTCGCCCTGGTTGTGATAAAACTCTTCGAACCGGTCCCACAGATCCATGCGGTCGGGAAAGCGCATGATGGCTTGGAACTCGGCAACCCGCCACACCGGCGATTTTGCCGCCCGCACCAGCACGGCGTCATAATGCAACACGGTGCCAACCCAGACCACATCCATTGAGCCGTCCGGTGGGCCGACTTTGAGGGCTGCCCGCTTGATCCATGTTTCCAGTTTCTTGCGCTGCTCGGGAGAGCGCACCGCTTCGTCGTTTTCCAGATCGTCAAAAAACATCAGGTCGGGGCGATGCGGTCCATGGCGACGGCCACGCAGCTTTTGCACCGCGCCAAGCCCTTCAACGCGAATATTGTTAGCGGTGACAATCTCACCCTCCCGCCAGACCCGGCCTTGTCCTGTGGCCTCTGGAAAATCATGGGCCAGACGCGGATTGGTGGTCAGCTCGGCCTTGATGGCTTCAATCAGAAGAGCGGCCTGCGCATACACATCGCAGACTTCCAGAATATAACGCTTATACCCCAGACACAGGCAATAGAGCGCAAAGCCTAGCGACAGGTGGGTGGATTTGGACGAGCCACGCGGGGCGATAAATAGGTCTCTAACGCCCTTGTTTGACGTTAGAATTTGCGGCACCCGTGCAAAAATCTCTTCATGGAAACGGCTGTGGTCGCCCTTCACATAATGAGGCAGATAGGTTTCCAGAAAAAAGCGGAACCCTGTTTCCCGGTCGCGTGTCTTCGTCAGCCGTTCCGCCTTGGCCTTGGGGTCGGCGGCAAAGGCGGTGACGGACAGGTCCACCCAGCGGGCCAGCTCGTCAGCCATGCGGGCAAGGTTTTCCTTAAAATCCTTGGTGCTGACTGTGGGGCTAAGTTTGGGGCGCTTCATGGAGAAAAGGCCGTAGCAATCCGGTCGCCAAACGGAATAAGGATTTCCTGTACGACAGAGATATGTTGCGGAAACTGCTCCTGCACAAAGGCAATCAGGTGCTGGACAACATCTTGCGCCACGCCAAGCTGGCTGATCTTGGGCGCAAGCTTGCCCGCCGAGGCAGTCACCTTGACCATGGCATCGCCAAGCGCAACCATATGCTTGATCTTCTGATCAAGGCTCAAGTCTTCGGTTTTGACCTCTTCCAACAAGGCCTGTGCCATCAGCACAAAATCCTCGACCACGGAAGACACCACCGTGTCGATACCTTCGCCCGCAATCACCGAGGCAGACCGGGCCATATCCCAATCGTCACCGGCTTCCTTGGCCGCTTTCTTCCAGCGGCCAAAGGTGGCAGCGCTGATATTGAGGGTCATGGAAATGGTGGCGGCTGACATGCGCCGATAGACATAATCCGAGCGTGCCTTGCGGCGGGTTTCCTGATCACTGGCCATGGAGGCCTCCGCGCACAATGAAGGCGATGATGGCAGTCAAAATGCCGCCGATGACGATTTTCAGCACCCAGCCTGTGGTGCTTTCGATCTTGCCAAGAGATTGCTGAATGGTGGCCATGCGCACTTCGGTGACGGCCCCCTCTTTTTCCAAAGAGGTCACGCGCTCGCCCATCTTGTCGAGCCGGTCATGGGCCGCATCAATGCGGTCTTTCAAATGATTGGTGAGGTCCGTCACGGAGCAGTGCGCCTTATCTTAGCTGCAATCAGCCGCCGCCGTGTGGGGGCACAGCGGCGGGGCGGATCAATGAAGGTGGATTAGCTGGCGGGGCTGGCGGTGAGATTAGCGACAATTGGCAGGCCAAGGCTGGCCATCGGCCACTTGGCGCGGATAATGTCTTCGAGCGCGTTGCCGTTGACGCCAAGTTTCTTGATCGTGTCGGGGTTTTTATCCGTCACATAGAACAGGGCATCGGCTATGATTTCGGCGGTCGGTTCGGCAATCGTCGGCATTCCTGCTTTTGTGAGTGCAAACCGCAAACCGTTCTCGGCGGCAAAATGCAGGGCTTCGCGCAACTTGCCCTCGACTTCCAGCCGTTTGGCTGTGTCGGAAATTCCGATCAGGCGGACCAATCGGGCGGCAAGCCATGTGCCACCAACGGCCAACACCGAGGCGGCGAGGTCAATCAGATGGGGCATCGCAACAACCAGAATGCCCGATGCATCGTCTTTGGTTGTGACCGCTGAAAAGGCGGTGACAGCAAAACAGAACAGGAATGCGGCGGCGGTGACAAGCAGGCCGGTGGCGCGGTGATAAAGTCGTTTCAATAGGGTCATGGTGAGTTCCGTGGATGATTGGGAAGGGAGAGAGTGCGCCTTGCGAGGGCGAGGCCGCTTAAACCTCCTCCGGCCAAAAGTCCTGAAGGGATGCGAAGGTTTGACTTCCGGCGATGCCGTCAACGGTCAGGCCCGTATCACCCTGATAGCTACGCAATGCCCCCTCGGTGCCAGCGCCGAAATCACCGTCAATGGTGAGGTGATAATAACCGGCACTCGCCAAAGCCCGTTGCAACTGTTCCACCGCTTCGCCTTCCATGCCACGCCGCAGCACAGGGAAACGCTGAACGCCGGAAAGCTGATCAGCGGTAAGGGTGGCAATCGCGGTTTTGGCCTTGCCCAGATAGCGGCGGCGGTCCTCAAGACCATTGCGCCCGCCGTTGACGATCTTGGTGACTTTGATCAGGTCATCCAGATCGGCGGCGCGGGTGTTGATATTATTGCGCTCCCAGAAGAAAGCCGCCGCCCATCCGGCCCATGGCCATGTTGCCACCAGTTCGGGCTTGGCTTCGAAATCGGGGCAAGTCGGATCAATCTTGCGCATCCATGTGGTGAAGGCGCGGTAATTGGCGCGGCCTGTCAGCTGGATCGGCCCACGTCCTTTATAGCGGACACCATCACCGGGGCGGACATTGCCCAGATCCTTGACGCGACCTTCATAGGCCGCACCGGAGGCATATTCTTCCAACGTGCAAAAGCCATCACTCTCATGGGCGACCTGCGCCAGAAAATGCGCAATGCGCAACGGCGTAGTGCATTCGATCAGCGTTAGCAATTCGGGCAACATCTCGCCAAAGGCGGCAATAATAGCCCGTTGCGTTGCTGCCTTCTTAGACGGCGGCGTGGGCGCGATAGCCTTTAAGACGGATGCATCAATGCGGGAAACAAGTGTGGGGGACATTCGGCCTCGCGGTTGCGGTTTGCAGTTGCGAGGACTTTGACGCGAATTAGCGTCATATATGACCGGACAGAGGTCCGGTCAGTCAGTCAAACATATCAAATTGATTGTGGTTTTTCTTTTTATTCGCCATCCGGCGCACATGGCGCTGGCTGACGCCAAGGATACGGGCAATCTCACGGCGGCTCTTGCCATTTGCCTGCAAGGCCAAGACTTCGGCCCGAACATTTCCGGTCTTGCCGTTAGGAATATACACGATAGCGCCCGACAGGAAACCACATAACGCATAACCGTCTTCTTTGCCAAGGGCGGCGATGACATGATGGTCATCGTCTGGGCGGGATGGGAAATAGATTTCTTCGCCGGGGAAAGCCGCCATCAGCTTCAAGGCAATATCGAGACTGAGGGTTTCAGCCACGTCAAGCAAAGATGTTGGCAGGCGTGAATGGTCAGGCAATGTCATAGCGCGGCCTTTTCCTTGCCGCGCTTTTCCATCGCCTTCAACACATCAATCACCTTATCGGCACTTTGATAGTCCAGCGTATCAGGATCAACCGCCACCTTATCATTGCCGGGGAACAAAATTCCCCGGCAAAATTCACGAAGAGCGGCGCGGGAACCGTTAGAAACCACGCCAAGACGGTGGCAAGAATTCCACAGCGCATGGATCAGCCGAATATAGCGCTTGTCCGAAACAGGCTGCTTTTTCTTAGGTGCGCTCTTGGCAGAAGGCTTGACCTTAAACCCCTTCTTTTTGAGTTCATCGACAACGGCCAGCTTCTGGCGCTCGCTCATTGCCCGCAAGGACTCGGTTCCTGTCACCCGCAATAGCAAGGCGCGGTAAGTCACCTCGTCAAGGCCGAGTTGGGACTTGGCAATGTTGATGATGGCGTTGGTATTCATGCCGCACCGCCGATCAGCTTGATCTCGGAGCCACCGTTCACACCATGGGCAAGGCTGACATTGTCGCCAGCCAACCGACCGGACGCATTGGCGGTATCGAAACGAATGTCTTTTCTTGCTCTCGCATTGATCGTTTCAGCATCTGGGTAACGCTGATCACGGGCCTTAAGTGCATTTTGCCACGCTTCACTTGATCGTGTCGGGGAAAACATCTCAAAGATGCGCTGCGCCAGCCGATCAACGAGGCCAGCCGTAAAGTCACTGACTGCCTGCCGTCTGGTGGATATGTTGCGCCGACGCCGATAAAATGGCCCGGCCTTGAACGTCGCAATTTCGCGGTCAATTGCACGGTCCAGCACAACATAAAGATAGGCTGCAACCGACGGGCCGGGTTCCAAGCCAATGAATATGCGCCGCGTATCAACACCGGTCATAAGCATTATGGCGGTGTTGGTGCATATGCCAAGGATATTCCAAAGCAGCTCGCGGGGAGAATAACCTTTGGTTTTGGATCGGACAGACTGTTCGTCCATCACGATGTCGCCGTCTGTCAGGCCGTATTCCTGCATCAGGGCGGCGGCTTTCTCTGCCGCCGCAAGCGCCTCTGCTTCGGTGCAGCCTCTGGCGGTGGTTTTATCCCGCAGGGCGGCAATTCGTTTTTTCAGGGCGTCTCGGTTCATGCCGCCCCCCCAATCACCTTGAGGTCGGCCTTTTTTCCGGGACGACGGCTGCTTGACCAGTCATTGAAAGCGGCCATCTGGCAGCGAGAACATGGACGCATTTCGCCGTCGAGGCCTTCGACCTGTTTAGCATCCCCGCAGCAATAGCATTTGATGGGTCCGGTTTTGGCTGTGTCCTCTTTCATGCTGCACCTGCCTTTTCCGCTTTCGCCTTGGCATGAAGCGCAGACGCCCTTTTCAGTAGCTCAGGCTCAACCTGATCAATCTCCTCAACGAAGAACCAAATGCGTTTGGTAATACCCCAACCGCTGTAATAGGTGTCAGGATCAATATATTGTCGGGCACATACTGAAGCGGACACCATGAAGCCACGGCGACCACACCGCGCCCAGGCTTCGGCGATAGCCACGCCTACCTCTTCTGAGCTTCCAAAATCGGCGAAGGGGGACATCGCACCTGTCATCTCAGGGAATTGCTGCATTTCTTTCATCGTTTCAGGCACGTCTATGTCGTAGCTGAGCCGTTCCAACCATTCAGGCGGATTTTCGAAGTCTCCAATCATGTGGATTGGATAGATTGCGTCCACGCGGGCTTCTGCATCGTAAAGAGTGTTATCCATCGTTCCGCTCCTCACGCATTGGCAAGGTCGAGAGCAATACGCACCGCGTTACGGCTCTCTTTCTCAACACGGTAAAAGCGGGCATGTTCCTTGGACGCCATCACCCGCACCGAGTCGGAGATAATGCCCATGGCCTTTTCCCACTCGCCGGTTTCGTCCACGATCTTGAGGCGTTTCAGGCCAAGGATACGGTCGGTGTTGAGCTGGCCTTGCTTGTCCACCTGAAACGCCTGATCAATCAGGGCGCGGATATTGTCGTTTGAACCTGCCGACCAGCGGCGAATGCAACCGTCGATAATCTCCTTGGCAACTTCCAGTTCTGGGCCGAAGGTGAGCGTTTCCGAAATCTGAATGGTCAGGCGCAGACTGGCATCAACCGTTGAAAGGGTGATGTTGCCTTTTGAGCCACGGCGTTTGACACCGTATTTATCCGCCAGCAATTCGCGGTAGGCCGCGACCTCTTCAAATACCTCACTGCGGAACAAAGCCAAAATCTGGTTAAAACGAGCGGCCTTGGCCGTCAGGCGGCGCACCAGTTCATCCTCTTCAATGTGTTCGGGCTTGATTGCAGACAGTGCAATCAGCCCACCCTTACCCTTGTTGACGTAAGGCAGGCCGTTGATTGTCTCGGTCGGAATGCTGGTAGGAATGTTAATGGTCATTGTGTTCCTCAGGTGTTTGATTTTCAGGGTTTTGTTTGCAGTTGCGGCAAGCGGCCCAATGCTTGAGCTTGCCGGGATCACTGGTGGACATGGGGGCGGCGCAAAATGCCTTGCAGTCGTCGCCGGAAATTGCCTTGCGAAGGTGCGGGCACCAGACGCGGTGGGCGTAAAGCGCCATGACAGGACCGGCGATCTTGGCTTGCACTTTGTCGATGCGGGCGCTGTATTTGCCATCACATAGCAAGGAGATACCGGTACGTGATACGCCAAGCTCTCTGGCAATGGCGGCCTTGGTGCGGCCCGGCTTTGCAGCCTCGGCCCGTAACACCTCCAGCCAAGCGGGATCGGCCAAGCCCATCAGCTTCATTTGCTGCATGGCGTCGCCTCTTGTGTGTTGTGATCAAAAATTCTGTCGCGTCGGCTTTGATAGACCGGGGCAATCGGTCCTGTGTTTTTCAACAGCCGGAACCGCTTGAACCCGTTAGAGGTGAGATGCACCCCCTCCTGTCTGATCGGCAACTCAACCACATACTTTGCCGCTTTCAAGCGTCGCAAGTAATAACCGATGACATTGGCCGCACCTTTTTCGTCGCGCCGAGCGGCAAGCTCCAGATCGCCAATCGTGAATGTTCCGCTCATGCGCATTGCGGTCCAAACGCGCTGGCGAAAAGTGTTCGCAAACGGCTTGCGGGCGCGGGCGGTATCCGGCTTGTAGCGACCACCCTTGATCACTTCACCGCTGGAAGCTGCTGCCAGCCCTTGAGCCGTCAGTTGATAGCATCCGGCTTCGGCCCGCTCAACATAACCACGTAGCAGCAGCTTAACAGTGCCTTTGGTCACCTGTCTGTTGTCGAGGTTTGCAAGCCCACGCATCTCCACAAAGGTTCGGCAAGCTCCATCGGCAAGGCATTGCAAAATAGCCGTTTGCATCGCACCGCTTTCAAGCGCCTCGCTCATCACAACACCTCCGGCACAATGATGGGCAGATTGGTGCGGCGGTCATTGATGATGACTTGGCCTGCCATATCCCGAAGCGTGACGCCGCTTTCGGCATAGTCGAACCGCAGGCCAAAACGCTCGATATTGGCGATGGCCTCAAGGATTTCCCGGTTATAGCCTTGAGAAACCTTCAGCACGAAAGCTGTCAGGTCTTGTGCCACCGGCACCTCGCAACGGGCGGTAATCAGTGCTTTGGTATCGTCGAGCGTGGCAGGTAAAAAATTAACGTGCTGCGACACCCGCGAGGCCGTCTGCGGAAACCGGGCCAGATTATCCTTCAGCTTACCCATGCCGATCATGATGGTCGGGATTTCCAAAAGGTCGGAAATCGAGCGGATCGCTTCCATGACCGTTTCGCTGCGGGAAATAAGGTCACATTCGTCAACCACAAGGCCAAATGTATCACGGGCCACGGTCGCGCTATTGCTACGCATTGACAGTTCCCGCGTCACCGCCAGATACTTGTCTTCCTTACGGTGCGGGCTGGTAACATTCAGCTGCCGCAAGATTTCATTCAGAAACCAGCTGTAGGACCAGTCTTTTTGTGCACGAATGTAGACACTTCCGGTTTGAGCGACCCAATGCTTGAGCGTGGTGGTTTTGCCCAAGCCAGGAACACCATCGACAATCATAAGGCAGGCCTCTTCCGCGCCGCGCTCAGAAAGTGCCGCCAGTGCTGCGTAAAACCGCTTCACGTTTGCGGTCTCGACATATGTATTCTTCACGGGTATTCTCCTTATTGTGTTGAGGCTGTCAGGCAGCGGCACGGACGAGGTTTCGAAGCGCGTCCACGTTGATGCCTGACAGTCGGAACAGTTCAATTTGCGCTGGATTTTGCAGAGCATTGCGCAAGACACGAACCTGATTACTGGTGATTTTTTCCGCATTTTCGAGCGCCCACGCTGCAAGCGCCTCATCGGTTGCAAAGGTTTGCTTGCGTGGTTGCGGATTGGCCCCGGTGGCCGATTGAGAAACTTCCTGACCATCACTGACCACCAATGTGGGGCCTGCCACCACAGGCTCAGGCGTAATATCGATCATCCTGAAGGGAACTTGAGCCGTGGCTTCCAGATAACGGGTCGGTGACAATTCGGCCTCAACTTCGGCCAGATGGTCGTTAAGACGGCGGGCGCGGGCTTTGGCGCGTTTTTCCATTGCAGCCTGTTCCATGGTGAGCGGAATATAACGCTCTTTATTCCCGGCACAGATGGCAACGCAGATCAGACGGCCCATCAGCTCTTCGCCGTCGTGGAGCTCGATCTCACGCACCCAAACCTTGCTGGCGTCGTGAATGTCGTAGCCAACCAGCACATAATCGCCGTGGAACTCTTGCAGATCGAGATGGAAATAGGTGTTTTTCAGCCATTCCACTTGGCAACGGGACACCTTGCGACGCTCATAAGGCCGGAACAGGTCATTCTTTTCATGCTCCAGAACCGGCACAATCTCGAAGCCGGTGGAGACATGATATTCCCACATCTGGTTTGGCGACATTTTGCCGGGCAGCGATGAATGCGGTTTGGCATTGTAAGACGCCACGGCATTGACGCAGGCCGTTAGAAAATCCTGCCATGAGGGCAAACGGCTGGAAGAGCCGAATTGCTTGATGTCTTTGCGAGTGGCCTTGAATGATTTCTGCCGCGCCTGCCTGTCCATGTCTACACCAATGTAGGTGTCGAACTCTTTCGACAGCGGGTTCCA